TGCAATAACAGAGAAGCTAACAGAGTTGCTATTCGTGCCAATTTCTTTGCGTCGTTGCCTGCGAGCTGATACGTCTGTTTGTTCTAACTTCCCGAGAGTAGCTGCAACCTCGTTTGTGATAGTCTCCCACCCAACAACGCCCGTTACCACTTTATTGATAGTGCCGGCACTAGCAGAGATTGGTCCATATTCAACGGCTCTAAATGATGTAGTAGTGCCGCCACTAATAATGGTTGTATCATCAACTATTTGCCAGGTGTTTTTATCATCATCTTGAGCAAAAGAACCTGACGGCACAACCGTACCTGTTACGCCTGTTATTAAACACTCACAAGTTGAACGCTCTTTCCCGTCTCTAGCGCTACCCACTAATGCAAGATGAGCGTCTAAAAAAGTACCTGTAGCCATGTTTGGGTTGAACTGATTAGCTACATCGGAGTTAGTTCTAACAACCCCTATGCGCGAGTTGGTAAGCATATCAACCATGCGACCTTCAAAACTAGAATCATCTAGTGTTGAGTCGTCGCCTGATATAGCTTTCCACTCTGTTTCTTCATCCGTTTTGATGGTAGAAACATCAGGAATAATTAACCCTTTATCTGTAACATATTCATACGCCATTTTTTATTCGCTCTTCAATTAATTGTTTTAATAATAACACACCATATAGATTAAAAGAAAAACACTTTACCTTCCAATTACGGTGTATACTTGTTTCGATTTAATAATGAAAACAGGACCAATAAAAATGAAAAAGTTATTAATAGCGATTGCGTTATTAACATCAATGAATGCAAGCGCATTAGAAAAAGATAAACAGATGCATATAGGTGCCTCTGCTGCAATAGGGGTTACTTCACAATATTACTTTGATAGTTACGCTAAATCAGCGTTAACGTGCATGAGCGTGGGCGTAGCGAAAGAGTTGTATGATGAGGTTGACTATGGCGGCTTTAGCAAAGAAGACTTGCTAGCGGACGCTGTAGGTTGTGCAATTGGCATAAGCGGAATGAAAATAATCCAAGTGTATCAAGACAATGATGCACTTGGATTAGGTGTTAACTTTGAGTTTTAAGAAAACACAACGCTAGGGCTGTCAACTTCAATTTCTAAATTTTCAAGACCCACGCTTTCCTTGTACCGCAAATTCGCGTGGTAGCCTTCTTGAGTTTCTTTTTCAGGGCGCTCGTTGCCATCTTCATCCGTTAGTGTTCTGCCTGTTTCTTTGTGGACAGTTCCTAGTAAGATGAGACTGTGGTTATGAGAACCTGTTAGGATTTCTCCGTTATGAACTAACCCAGCTTCTTCACATACTGTAAAGAAAGAATCGTAATCATCAGATTTTAAATATTTAGTTGTATAGCCTGACATTATGATGCACCCCCAAGAGATTTTATCTTGTCTGAAGAAAGTGCAGAGAATTTTATTTTAAACTCCTTAATACTTCCGTTTATATGCCTTGAATTAGCACTACTTCCTATGTAGATCTCTTCTGACACATCCCAGTATAATCTTGAAACATCCACTATAGTGGGTGTTAAGTTAGTCTTGAAATCCCCATTTAAATAAAACAAAAGTTCTGTCCCTGTATACACCAACACCACCTTTTCTGATGTATTTGTAGTGGCCACATTCGTAAAAAGTACCTCAGTATTATCTCCATCAGATACGTGTATTCGGTAAATTCTACCTTGACACTGTATCCTAAGACCTATTAGGAAAAACAAGTACCCTAATACCTCATTGACATTACTTATTTCTACAAGGATAGTGAAAGGGTTTCCGGGTTTTGGCATGTTGTTCATGCAGGGTACAGACGAGAAGTCTCCAGATCTAGAGGAGGTGGAATCCCCTAGTAAAGGAGGGGCGTATTGACTTAGATTAATCAAATTACAAACCGTGACATCCCCTGTAATTTCCACACTTAAGGTTTCCCCCGAACTACTAAAGGTTAGGTATTCACCGTAAGTGGCATCTCCGTAAGCGGTTGATGCTGTGCCCCCCCCTTCGTGAACGATTAATGTGTAACTTCCAGAGGACAAAATTATATCCTGTGTAACAGGAGAAGTAGGTGTGTCGAAGTAGTTAGTATAACTCTCATAACAACTTAAACCCTCTGTAGTAACACTTGGCTCATCTGAAGGTACCGTTTCTAATACACCTGATTTATTAATGTTACCTGTAGCGCTAGCCCTACTAAAATCAACGGACTTATTACCATAAACATCGCGGTTTCCGTATCCCTTCTTAATCTCCAAACCATCATTAAAATAAATCTCAACATCCCAGTCAATACCAGAAACTACCGAAAGTGACTCTGCCACGCTATTGTCGAAATCATCAAAAAGCGCTTGCGTTTCATCTTTAGCTTCAACAGATTCATCTCGCGCAGATTCACTAGCCGCAACTGCTAAATTCAAGTCTGTCTCACTACCATCATACAGATCCTTGATCTGCTTCTGTACGCTAGGTACGGTTATCCCGTTATTTGGGTTCGTGACTGTTTCGCTATCACCTAAAGTGATAACATCATCGAAAAAGTTCGTTGTATTATTTGCGTTCTTTGCTGCTAAAGTTAACTGTGCAGCCGCGTCTGTTATATCGCTCATTAATTATAAACTCCAAAGGTTTTTGAATATATTATCCCAGCATTCACCCATTTTTGTGATGCTAGTAATGCGGTTAGTATATCGTTATTTGCTTTTTTCGCTATTTGCTCAGCATAAGAATCTGTTGCCGTTATTGTTCCGTAAACAGTCTTAATTGTTATTGAATATTCTAACACGTTTTTAAAAGTACCTGTAACGAGTTCATATTCAAACGAGGTAATGCTATCAACTCCATCGACATTCAATATTTGAGTGCGAGCCTGAGCTTCGAATCGTTGCAGGTTTGGCGTTCCATTGTAAACGTTATTAAAGTATTCAATGCCTTTATCTGCGGCAAAGTTTAACTCTCCTAATTGTTGACGCATCGCATGGTTGCAATTTTGCTCAACAACATAGATATCATAAACGAATTGAAACTTACCGTTTTTTAATTCTGGGTTACCTGTGTTTAAATTTACTTTTATAGCTCTCATTTACGCTCCTACTGGGTCAGTTTCGCTATCTCCTCTAGAGACGCCCCCATGACTATGATTACCCATTTCCACTTCTGCAACTTTTAATGATATTGCCGCTACAACATTTGGCGCACCTACGCTAACTGGTGACGTTGCTGAGCCGTCTGCGTTAATTATAAATCCGTTTAAATTTATTCCTCCTGGCGCAACACCTGTGACCATGGAGTTTGTAATGGTAGCAGTGACACCGCCGTTTATAACTTCGACGGTGGAACCGGTAACAGTTACTTTTACATCATTGTTATTTAATCTTATCTCGTCATCGTCTAGCGCTATTTTTACAGAGCCGTCTTTATTCTGTAACACTGAAGCATCATCATCTTCACTGTTTAACGAATAGTTAGTCATGATGTCAGGCACGAACAAACCGTCACTAAAAGAATGCATACGTTTGGTTGTTGGCTCTGACTCAGACATAGACTGCAAGAATACACTGATATCTCTATCGCTAGCCTCCAACCAACCTTTATCGCCCACGTTAACAGGGAATGATAAAACTCTATCCCCTGCGCCATATGCGAACACTGGAACTCCTTCGATCACCTCACGCGAGTAAGCGGTGCCATCTCTAGCTATCACTTTAATTAATGGCCTTACAGTCACTTTTGTTCGGCTAATAACCTCTGTTACTACACAAGGTATTTTTACTTCCACTTCTCTTTTAATGGAGTTTTCGAAAGTATATAGTAAATCTGTTAGTTGCTTTTCACTGCTAGTATTCATGATATCCTGTCGCACTCTGCTGTATATGTGAACGCCTCGTCGCGGCTTGTTATGTGAAAACCTAAGCGCCTGACGGTGTACGGCCCATCTAATGATGGATTGGTGGTTGACGTCATATTTATTCTACCACCAACGCGCGTAATGTTATCGTACAAGAATTCGGCTTTACATCCAAACTCTGTACCGCCTACCTTAAGCAATCCACTTTCTGAGCTTAACTCCCTGACTGGTAGTCCTTTTACCGAAGCATCACTATTTTTTACATATAACGTTTTATCATCGACATAAACATTACAGTCGCTTCCGCACAACGATTCAAGTTGCTTTATAGCTGCTTGTGCTGACCCAGTAAAAGAATAGCTACCAATATTTTTATCGGTTACATTAAACGATAAACTGTAGCCATTAGCATCAGCAACCCACTTAGCAATAGTTGAAAGTGGAGATACCTCTTTGGCACCTATCGACACGATATTAGCTCGATTAAAAAAACCTTGAATACAACTCAACCTAACTCCCATATCAGGCTTGGGAGTAGGCTCCGATCGTTGTACGTCACCTTGGTAAAGTGTTGAAGTGCCATAGCTAACTCGACCAACTTCCACTATTACCGATATTTTTTTACCTAGATTTAGATAAGGATTGGTCACGCGCAATATGTATTCACGCGCGCTCTTTGTTAAGTTAAGTATAGTTATCTCACATTTACCAGAAATGGAGCTGCTTATCTTTATTCCTTTGATGTCAATATAGAGATCTTCATACCATGTAATA